AACTTGCTGCACCGTGCTTGAGTTATATTTGGCAAGAACCTGCAAGCCTTTTTGCATTGTTAAAGTTCCATTTGCTTCCATTCTTTGAAGCATTGCCCTGGCAACTGTTTGCTGTTTTGTTGTTTGGATTAAACCTTGAAACACATTGTTCTGTGTCATTGCAGCAGCGGAGTTACTGCGAATTCCAAATGTCAAACCACGCATTACAACTTGTGCGTTACCAAATAGTCGCACAAGGGATGAGTAGGTCCTGAACATTCCAAGTCCTACTTTTGATGCGATTAGTAGACCAGCACCCAAAAGTAGAACTACTTTAATAGTCCCTCTAAATGCTTTACTTAGAAATCCAAGTCCATCGCCAATAGATAAAACCGATTGAACCGCATTCATAATTGCCCCACCAAGTTGAGCAAACATTGTCATCATTGGCATAACTGCATCGCCAACTCGGATAAGTGACGCTTGCATTTCGGCCATCGCAGACCTAAATTTTGCATCTGCAGTTTCGGCAATGGTCTCAAATGCTAAATCGGCAGCACCAGTTGAATTGCTCATTTCTTCAAAAATTTGCCTGTTGGCTTCAAGGTTTGGTCCAAGCAATGAGAAGACCGCGGTGAGTGCGCGCACATTTCCAAAAACCCTTGTAAGACCATTCGCTGCAACCTCGTACTGGCTTCCGCCAAGTCGCGCATTCAGCGTTTCAAGTGCACTAAGAAGACCATCTTCCTGAATCATTTCCCGCATTTGTGCTGCTGAAGTTCCAGCAGCAAACATTGCATCTGCAGCCTGCTTGCTTGGCTTGAGCAATTGAGACAGAACTTGACGCAAATAAATTGCTGATGTACCAGCATTTGCGCCAGTACGAGTCAAGGACGCAACACCTGCAGCGACATCTTCAAAAGATGCGCCGAAAGCAGCAGCAACTGGAAGAACTTTACCGAGTGCTGGAGCAAACTCTTCTGCTTCAGATTTACCTTCTCGTACCGATACAACCAGAATGTCGTTTGCTCTTGCAGCACTATATGTTCCTTCTCCGTATGCCTGAAGAACTGAAGTTAGAGCATCGGCAACAACTTGTGTTTCTCCAAGACCAGCAGCGGCTGAACGCGCTGATTCCTTGAGAATGTCCATTGCTTTAGCACCTTCAAAACCAGAAGATGTAATAAAGTAAAGAGCCTCTGCAAGTTCTTGAGGTCCTTTTGTTGTAGCGCCGCCAAGGTCAAGGATTTCCTCCTTCATCTTGGCAACTTCGCGAGCACTTATTCCTACAAGGCCTTGGATTTTAGCCATCGATGTCTCGAACTGACGGGACATCTGGATTGCTTGAGTTCCCATATTTGTAAATACACCAAGAACGGTGTACTTCATCAGCGATGCAGTTTGGCGCATCGCGTCACCCATCATTCGGATTGGTACAGCACTAGTCGCAATCGAACGACCCATTGTCCCAGACGCCCCAGCAACAGAGCGCATTGCAGTCGCAGCACTTCCAGCGCCAGTCGTAGAAATACGAATCTGGACATTGAGTGGCGGCATTGCGCCAGGCGTACTTGACATAAAACTATTTTTCCACAGTATTCAACTGCGCGCAAACGGAATTAGTATAAATACAAATTACAAACGACTAATTGCTTGCCAAGCCCATAGATTTTGCAAAATTCATAATCTCGCTTGCTCCAGCCTTTTGCTTCATGAATCCCATGCCTTCAAAGACTGCGCCTACCTGTGCTGGACTTAGTTCCCAGAACTCTTCGTACGGGCGGCCCGTTTGGGACCAGGTTGTGTACCACTGTCTCCAGGGGAGGCCTGCTTCCCCACCTGCTTGACTATCGCCTCGTTTAGCATCTTTTTTTGGTCTTCGGCGAGTGCGACGCTTTGCTCTAGCAATCGACTCGCCGCGGTAGGGTCCACTCCGTTAGCAATGGCCCATGCAACTCCAATGATGTTTGAGTAGTTTGTTACTTCACCGTCCAGCATTGCTTCGCCAACTGCAACACTGTCCATTTTCAATGTAAAGGATAAGGTTTTGCGAACTGTTGATACTGGCATCTTTTCAAGACTTTCTTGCCATGCATCAAGGCCGCCCCAATGTTCTTCAATATCCGCAATGATGTTATTGCTGAAACGAACAAAAACACTTTCGATTGCTGGATTTCCAGACTCATCATATTCGCGCTCGTACTCATTTGTTCCAGGAATTGGTTTAACTTTTGCAATCTTGCAACCAACCCCTTTATTTTTTAAAACTAAAGGTGTGTAATCCATGCGGGTAACTATACACACTATTCGGGTATAAAGCAAACGACGGCCCGAAGGCCGTCGTTTGTCCCAAGGAGGAGTTAAATTAAATTAATTAAGCGCTAAGGCCAGTTGATGCTTCGCGGAACTGTACGGTTCCAAAGCCAACGCCATCTGCGATTGGAAGAATCGCTTCTGCATCAAATGATGGGGTTCCGAAGTTGTCGGTCGAGCCTGACATAATCGTTCCACCAGTTACTTGGCACTTAGCAAGCGAGAATACCAACTCTGAAAGTTCTGACTCAAGGTCATTGACCAAGAATTCAACTTTAAAGTATGGAAGGCTTCCACCATCAAAGGTGTAAGTTGCGGTTTCGGTTGAACCCGAACCTGCAGCGGCAACGGTGCCACCGAAGATGGTCTTGAGTACTTCAAGGCTCAACTCTGCATAGGTTGCAGAGAAGTTAAGACGGTCGATTTTGCCCTTCTTGGCAAGAACCTTTCCGTCACCCTTAAGTTCTACGGTAACAAAGTTTGGCTCAACAGATACTTCCTGAATACCAGGAACATCAATTGCTGCGCCGTATGTAATGCCACCAGAGACATCGGTGCTAACTGGATACACCTTGCAATCTTGGACATCGAATGTAATTGTGGACTGACTTGCGGCCATTTCTGGACTCCTTTTTCCTTGTTCTATGGATAATTGTACTGATTTGTATGTTTAAGTGTGCGAGGGTATGGACGAAATAATACTATATTTTCAGCCCATACCCAGACACTTACGCCTGTGGTGGATTAGCCGCTTCGTAGTCCAGAACAGCCTGTGGCATTGCCTTACCTTCGGTAAAACGGATGTGCCATGGTTCTGCGCCTGGGTTTTCTACCACCTCATGGCTGAATCCAAACTTCTGCTCATTTGCAAGCAACCAAGCAAGAATTTTGCCGTTTGCGTTTGCAATATCAATAGCGATTCCAAGCATGTGGCGCGAGCAGGTTTTTGCATCATCATTTGGGGCAGCCAATGGGGCATTGCCCTTCTTGAGATACCACTTCTCACCGTTCCAGGTGCGTGTTGTGGCTCCAGGAATTAACTCCTTCTGGTAGCGGGTAAGGAAGCCTTTTTTCTGGGTCTCGATACTGCGGAATGTATCGCCGCTGCTAGTCGGAGCCAACTTGATTCCTTCTGCTGCTGCGGCTGCTTTCATTGCTTCAAAAGCGCGCGCTGCACAGTGGTGCATTTGACCACCAACAGACAACTTGCGAAGCATCGCAGGAGTAATCTGGCTTGGCTTCTTGCCTTCCAAATGTTCGCAGAATTTAACTGGAACTACTGGCCAATTTTCCTTCGCCATTATTTCTTAGCCTCTTGCTTTGCTGCGAAGAATGAAGCGACTGTTGGGTCGCCAATCTTTGTTGATGCCATTGCGAGAACTGCTGCTACTAGTGGCATTGCAAGTGCGGTAAGCATTGGGTCAATGCTGTATTTATCGCACAGGTAAACAACGACGCCCATTGCGCCACCCTTTGCGATTCCGTCTGCTGCTGTTGTTGCTTTCATGATTGCTCCTTATGACTCGGTTGTCCAAAGTCTTGTCGAAGCAAGGTGTATATGAAGGCTATGGCTTTGTCTTAGCGTAAAGCCTTTTCATTAAATCTCCGATAACACCAGCCTGCTGGACTTCGTCTCCATCAGTTACAGCATCAACAACTGCGCGCTTTGCATCAATCAAGTCGTAGATATCCTCATCAATTGTATTTACGCCAATTAGGTACCAGACTTGAACGCTGTTTTCTTGCCCGATTCGGTGACATCTATCTTCGGCTTGGTCGTGTTCGCCAGGAGTCCATCCTTGTTGGACAAAACAAACATCGGAACCAGCCGTAAGAGTAAGACCAACTCCACCAGCCTGAAGGTTCAAGACAATAACTCTTGCTTTTGGGTCTTTCTGGAATGAGTCAACAGCGTGCTGTCTATCTTCCATTGAGTCTTGACCGCTCACTCGGAGATTTCCGTACTTACCAGCGAGGTAATCAACGATGGCGACATTGTGCGCAAACACAACAAGTTTTCTATCGCATGACTCCAAGAATGAATCAATCCATTCAATTACTGATTCCATTTTTGCATCGGCAGCAAGACGCTTGAGCACGGTCGTTCTTCTTAAGTGTTCTGCAGTATCAGACGCGCGGTATCCATTCTCTGCCAAGAATGCGAGAAGGTCGCCTTCTGCTTTTCGGTATTCTGCATAACCTTTTCCAGATGGCTCAACATGAACAACATTTCGTGTCTTTGCTGGAAGTTCTTTTAGCACTTCATCTTTTGTTCTGCGGATGTAGCAGTTCTGGCGAAGTTTCATATTCAGTTCGTTGAGGTTTGAAGCGCCTTTAGTATCCCAGCCAAATCCATTGTGGTAGGCATTTGTATATCGCTTCAGGAATGCCCACTTGCCACCGAAGCGACTAAGCATTCCCAGGATTTCTAATTGACTTACAAGTTCTTCTGGTCTATTCGTAACTGGTGTTCCAGAGAGAAGCAATACTGTTCCAGATTGCGGAACCTTCTTTGCAATGTCGCGCACTGCTTCTGTGCGTTTTGTCTTGCTTGTCTTCACATAGTGAGACTCGTCAAGGACAAGACCCATTGGTTTTAGGTGCATGATTGGCTCAACAAAGCGACCAATAATGTCATAGTTCACAATGTTTACATCGACATTTGCAATATTCCCTTTACCACTCAAGATGTTTACCGAGCGGTGTGGGAGCCACTTATTTATCTCACGCTTCCAGTTTTCCTTTAGAGATGCTGGGCAAACGATAATTGCTGGGAATGCGTCACGGTATTCAAGTGAAGCAATTGCTTCTACGGTCTTACCGAGACCCATTTGGTCAGCGATTAGGCAACGCCCAACTGAACCAGCGTAGGCAACTCCAGCCTTTTGATATGGCATGAGAGTTCCATTGAGAGTGGGGATACTTATTTCTGCGTCGGTAGATGTTGATTGAACAAGTAGTTCTGTTGACTTTTTGGTCAATTCAATAATCTTTTCGCGGACCGAATCCTCAACATCAAATTTGTACTTATCTGCTAGTTCAAGAACTCCGATGGTTATCGGCGCAGTCCAGTGTTTTTTCTTCATGTCCCAAGTTCGCTGGGGAAGTTTCTTGACCTCAACAATTATTTCTAGGTCATATGGAAATTTAATTACAGCCATGCCACGCTTACTAATGGTGAGTGACTTTTCTGTGTCTTGAATTACTTCAGGCAATTGGGTTTGTGCTTCCTGCGAGACATTGAATTGGTACTTAGATGCAAATTCTGCAACTTCCAATTTAGCCGATTCTGGAGCAATCCAAACAGATGCTGCAGAATTCCATACAACACCAGTAATTTGTTTTAATTCTGATGTCACTTGCTCGTCATATTGGCAGTGAATTACAAAATTGTTATTTACTTTCGTAATGCGCTTATCAACTTTTGAACCGTACACAGAATCAAGGTCTTGATGGATATCGGTGTACGCCCGCTTAGGTGGTGTTATTTCATCATAAACAAAGCCGAGTTTTTTCAACTGCTTTGAGTATTTGGCAAGCATTATCCAAGCAGAATAAGCCATTGTCGGAGTCCAGTAAGATTCTGGAATTAGTGCTAATTGAGTGCCAATACGGGAATCAGATTTATTGAAACCAACACTGTCTTCAGTTACTGCACCATCACAGGAAAGGGCGATTGAACGCAATGCTTCCGCTAATTGCGAGTATTCACTTTCCACACTTACTCAAGAACTGAAATTGACGACCAAAGAATTAGGTCATAAACTTCTGGAATCGCCTCTGACTCTTCAGATTCTTTTTTATGCTGGATGATTGCATATGTAAGGCGTGCAATTTCGTCAAGATATGAAATTGTCTTGTCTTCGGCAAGAAGTGTTTTTACTTGAGATAGGCGCTCGCTGATTCCGTTGCGATAACGCTGAGACTTACGGTACCAAGTATCAAACTTATCTTTTTCTTCAAGATAATCTTTATGAGAAACTACACCAAGTTTTACATCTTGTGCCATCATATTGACGCGCTCGCGGTGATACATCGCAGATGACTCATAGTCAGACAGTGCGGTTAGAAGCGACTGGCACCATGCCAAGCGATTTTCTGGCGCTTGCAACCATTCAATTTCTTCAGTGGATGCGTCGCCCTTGCATTCGCGCTTGGCAATGTCCATGATATTTTTTCTGTCGACCATTATTTTAACTCCTATAGGTTTAAATCTTGACTTGC